CGACCCGCAATGCAGATCGCTGACGACGACCAGCAACTGCGGGCGTGATGGTTTTTTAGACATGGTGAGTCGATTAGTGAGCCAATTACGCGCTCGTCAGCATCCGGCGCACTTGGTCAACCACCTCCGCGTCACCCTCTTGGTAGCGAAGGTAGAGCGGGTTGGATGCGTTGGTCATAATGTCGCGGGCGCGGGCGCGGGTGCTGCTCGCTCCGGTCTGGTCACCGGCTACCAGCTTGTCGTCGGAGAGCTTCTCCGCGAGGTTGACGATGGCCTTGACCACTTGCGGATCGACGAAGCCTTGGCTGGTCGGATCGACTCCCGCGGTCACCGCGGCGCGGCGGGCCAGTTCGATCTTCTCCGGCATCTTGTCGCCCCAGACCTTTTGCAATTCGGCCCGTCCGGTTTCCAGTTGGGTGTCGATCATCTGGGCGGCGGCTTGGTTCATCAGCGCGGCCCGCTCCATGTCGAACTTCATAAACTCCTGCATGGCGGCGGCAGGCACGTTGTGCTTGTAAGCGAGTTCCGCGGCGCGTTTGGCCACGCCTTCATCCCAGAAAACTCCCTCCGGCAGTTGCTCCGGCTTGAGGTTGTAGGCTTCGGGCGATTCGGGAACGCCGATGGCCTTGCGGTAGGCGGCAACTTCTTCCGGCGTGGACTTCTCGCTCGGAGGAACGATGGCGTTGGCCTTCTTGCCCAACAATTGCTCCAGCCCTTGGTAGGACTTGGAAAGGCTTTCAACGTCAGCCTTGTCGTTGCGCCAGAACTTCTCCGGTAGCCATTCGGGCTTTTCGGTTACTTCGGGCGCTGGCGCGTCGGTAACGCTGGCAGGCGCACTGGAAAGGAGTGTCCCTTCGGTTGTGACGCTGGTGTTAGCAGCGGGTGCGGTGGACGCGGGAACAGCGGCGCTGTCCGCGGTGGTGCTGGGTTCGGAGGCGGTGGTGGTTGCATCAGTCATGGTGGTTGGTGTTGGTTGGTTAGTGTTTTGACTAAACCGCGTTTAGCGGAGGACTTCGGTGGAGGGCCGCTCGACGTCGGCATCTCCGACGACAGGCAGCGAAAGTTTGTGTTCGACGAAAAGGACGACCTCGCGCTGTCCATCACGCACCGCGGCGGCGATGGGATCAAACGGACGTCCCAGCGTGCGCTCAAAAGCGGGCCGGTTCATGCGGAAGTAGGCGCGGAGGTTGTCGAGGACAACGCGCCCGTCTTCGTTGTCGAAGCAGCGGTGGTAAGCGTTGTTGATGCGCTGAAGCGACTTGCTGCGCTCCAGTTCTTTGTCTGGTGTCATTAGCGGCGAGGGCGGTTTGGCATGGCTACACTCCGGTGGCTTGATTCATCAAACGTCCAAGGGCGCTGTCCTGCTTGACGCTGCCAGCCTTGCCCGCGGCCTCGGCCATTGTGAGCATCTCTTGTTGCTGCTGCATCTGGGCCTGTGCTTCGGCGCGGGCGCGTCGGGCGTCTTCGACCTCGTCCTCTTCGGCCAGCCAGTCGGCGGGCAGTCCGTCGTTGCGGGCGGTTTCGCGAGCGATGACGTCCCACTTGAAGTTGTCGAGTACCTCCGGTCGCACTTGGGCGATGATCGCGTTGCGCTCCATTGTCCTTGCCAAGGAAAGGTTGTGCATGGCGCGGATGGCGAGCGCGACCTTGCTGACGTAGCTGACTTCCGGCTCCGGCAGCATGGGTTGGCCCATCGCGTCCATTTGGATCGCGTCCTGCGGCGGCGGGGGAAAATGGCCGTTGCGGATAAGAATGCCGAAGACGCCGCGCAGCATGGGCGAAAGGAGTTCGGTCGTCTTGCGGGTGAAGCTGGGCGAAAACTGCACCAGTTTTTCGCTGGCCCGCTCGGCCACTTCGGTCGCGGTCATGTTGGCCCGTTCCAGCGAGGCGAACATGCGGAACATGTCCACATGCATGGCCACGTTGATCGCGTTGGTCTTGCGGTTTTCCCGCTCCAGTCCGATTTGGTAATCGCCCGCGGTGGCCCATTCCTGCGGCAAGGCGTTGGGCTGGGTCGGATCGTAGTAGGTGACGCCCCCCGATCTCAAATCGACTTCCCCTTCGTGCGTAGCGGGCATGAGGAGACGAGGGAAGGCTTTGATCTCCGCGAGGGCGTCAAGTTGCTTGGCCAAGAAATTGAGTTGGCGGGCTTCGGGCAACGCCATCCACGCGGGCGAGATTCCATAAACGCCTTGCTGACTTTTTACATGCCTCCCCGCAAAGAAAGGTTTCTCGTCGTAACCGGAGTTGCGACAGACATGCTTGTTGCTCTGGTCAACGTAGACGCTGGCCCAAGGCTTGTTCGGGCCGTCGGCCTTGTTGCGGTCGCGGTCGCTGTCCTCGCGTTTGTAGAGGGCATGAACGAAGCGGTGCTTGACGGTGCCGCCCTTGCCGGTGCGCCGGATCTCTTGCAGCTTCTTCTGCATGGCGGGCGCAAGGGCGTCTTCGCCAAACTTGTCCGCGGCTTGCAGGACGGTCAGTTCCAACTCTCTAAAGACGGTGTCAATTAGTCCCTCGTCGTTCTCGGCCAGTGAGTAGGTGCCGATGTCGAACTTGTGGAAGACCAGCGGGTGCGAGATGCCCGATTCGACGAACATGCAGTAACTGCCGAAAACGCTGTCGTCGTAGTAGAGTTCGTGGATCTCGGTGTAGAGATTGCTGGTGGCCAAAAGCAACTGGGTCATCTCGCTGCACTTGGCATACCACTGCTTGGCCTTGTCGCTGTTGACCCCCTTGGGCGGCTCGTAAACAAACCAGCGGCTGTCAGCGGGCGTGATGTAGGCAAGCTGCCCATTGGCCAGCGTGGCCGCGGCTTGGACGGCGCTCGTATCGAAAAGGACATCGTAGCGCGAGCTATCCGGCACGCTGCGCTTGGCGCTGATTTCGGCCTTGCGCGGCAAGAAGTATTCGGCCAACTCCTGCCAGTGCGTATCCCATGAGGCCCGCTCGGAACCCAAATCTTGGTTGCGAGCAAGAACCCAGTCAGCGAGTTGTACGTTGTCCTTCATTTACCAGAGGTCAGCATCGTGAGTCGCCGCGATAAGCAGCATGATGCCGGTCGAGACAACGGCGAGGTGGTAGACGAGCGGTTCCATGTGTTTATCCAAGAAGACTGCGCCCACCCAGTCGCCCGCCGCCGGTCGCGGGGTTGTAGCCTCCGGTGTTGCCCGCCAAAAGACTGCCGCGGGAAGAGGAGCGGCGCACGCGCTTGTCATCCTGCTCGGCCCCCTTGCTAAAATCCTGCGCTTCGGGAGGGGCCATGACTTGGGTGCGCTCGGCACTTTCCTGTATTTCGCGGATTTTTGCTGCTTGCTCGGCAAGAAGACGATTGTATTCGGCCACTTGCGCGTCGTAGGCGGCTTGTTGCGCCGCCGCCTGCTGCTGCACTTGCGCTTGGTAGGCCGCTTGTTGCTGGGCGGCGGCTGCTGTTTGCCGCGCAGCTTCGCGCTCGGCGGCTTCTTGCCGCGAGCTTTTGCCAGTCGCGTTGTAAGAACGACCGACATTGACTTCTGGCATGCCCCAGCCCATTAGCCCAAAAGACTGTTACCCGTCACGGGATTGGTGTAGCCGCCGGTTTCACCGGCTATCACCGATTTAAGGATTCCGTCGCGCCGCGCCGCGGATTGGCGGGCCTGCATCTGGGCATCGCTCACGCTTTGATCAACCCTCTCTGGCGGCGGGGGGGCGGCGGTAGGAGCGGTTTGCGTCAAGGCGGGCATTTCCGGCATTTTGAACTCCGGCATGGCGGGCATTTTAAACTCCGGCATGGCGGGCATGGGCGGTGCGCTTTGCCGTCCACCGCCTCCGAAGTGTCGGCGGCATAGGACGTCAATCTTGGACGAGTTGTAGAATCGCATATTTTTGGATGAGTTTGTCGGTCGAAAAGAAAGTCAGCGGATGCCCGCTCCTCTCCCATGCGATGAGCGGAAGATAAAAGGGGATGTGGCGCAATAGTTTTTTGACTAAACCCTGCAAGCCTTGGTCGTGCGCGAGCGCAAAAGCGTACACATACCACGCATCCCAGTCCTTGCGCTCAAAGCTGCACCAGACGTCGTTGATCATTTCCTGTGGCGCTTCGCTGCACACCGGCCTGCCCATGAGAAGATACTCCGGCGTCGAGAAAAAATACCCATGCGACAGATGCGCAAGCATGT